ATCAGTTTTTTGAATATATTTTCAGGATTCTTTTCAAATACAGGTAAACTCATATTATACTCTTTGTATTTTCCAGTCATGTATTTGATTGGATCAACCAAAGGGGAGAACTTTACAAAAAAATCTTTCTTCATAGTGACATTCAAAGAAGTATCAAATATAATTTTGTTAGATACAAACTGATAACGATGATTTAGAGTAATTCTATTATAAGTACTTTTGTCTAAATTAAATAATTCATTATACAATGGATTGTAGTTTTGTAACTTGTCTAAAGAATATGGATAATATTGTAATGAATCATTAAAAAAGGAAAATGACAAATCATTAAATATTCCTATATTTTTTGGTACTTTATGATAGGATAATTCAAATTTAGGCATTAGTTTATAAGTGTATAATATAAAAATAATCTACTATTTAAACTAATATCTTACACGTTCAAAAGACTAAAAACATATCAAAATATACTATATATTAAAAATGACATTGGAAATGAAAAAATTCAGTATGAAAGAAATAACATTTAAACCGGATGAAAATAAAGGTCCGGTGATTGTTATGATTGGTAGACGTGATACTGGTAAATCGTTTTTAGTTCGTGATTTATTGTATTATCATCAGGACATACCAATCGGAACAGTAATCTCCGGAACAGAAGCCGGTAATGGATTTTATGCAAAACATATACCTAAACTATTCATTCACGAAGAATACAATACCATTTTAATAGAAAATATTCTGCGGAGACAAAAAACGGTATTAAAACAGATTAATAAAGAAATGGAAACTTACAAACGATGTACCATTGATCCACGTGCATTTGTTATTCTTGATGATTGTTTATATGACCAATCATGGACTAGAGACAAAATGATGAGACTTTTATTCATGAATGGTAGGCATTGGAAAATTATGCTCATTATTACTATGCAATATCCTCTCGGTATACCACCCAATTTGAGAACAAATATTGATTATGTATTCATTTTAAGAGAACCTTATTTAACAAATCGTAAAAGAATTTGGGAAAACTATGCCAGTATGTTTCCTACATTAGAAGCCTTTTGCGCGGTTATGGACCAAACTACCGAAAATTACGAATGTTTAGTAATAAACAACAATGCAAAATCCAACAAATTAAATGATCAAATATTTTGGTATAAAGCCGAAAAACATCCTGATTTCAAACTTGGATCCAAAGAATTTTGGGATATTTCCAAGAATTTAGGATCTGATGACGAAGATGAAATGTACGACCCAAGTAAATCAAAGAAAAAAACCGGACCCTCCATCAACGTCAAGAAAACCAAATGGTAATTATTATATTATGTTCACTTATAATATAATACATGAAAGGATTCTATTTCGGATTTATTGATAACTTTATTGTTGCCATATCTGCTATTGCCGGAATACATATTGACAACCTTTTTGAGGGCATCGGTGTTAACGGTGCATTATATGGCGCGTTACTTGGACATACCATTAGCGATTTAGTCGCTGGATACCTTGATTTCGGTCTTGAAATCGCATTAAACATGGCACTCGGTTGTCTTACCGTGTTCCTACTCGTATTTATTTATTTTAATGTATATGACAATATTACCAAAAAATAACTCACTCACTTCTTACTACAAATATCTTTTAAACACTTTTTCCCTTTTAAATTACAATGACACCAATTTCTAGTTTCTTTCATTTTTTTTGATGTCCAACTTGGATTACAACCAGTTGCACATTTCCTCTTTGGAACCGTTTCACAACTTTTATAACACGTTGGATTGTTTTCTTCCGCATGTTTATCACTTATAATTGGCACCGTAGACACTATACTACCACTATTTATTCTTTCATTTGGTTCTTTATATTCCAAATGTAAAAAATCAAATATATCCTTTTCTGTTTCAAACTCCTTCTTTATTTTATTTCCTTTTACACCGAATTTCGGTTTTCTATATAATCCATGTTCGTTTAATGATAGATGCAAGTTTAATGCATAATTACGAATTGCCATATTGAAATCTTTGCTTCCTGTAAAATACAACACACTAAATGGATACTCTTCGTGTGAACAAAATAAGAAATCAACTCTTCGCGCTACATCACTGCCTGGTAATTTGGCAATCACTAAACACTTCACCTTTCCACGCGATAGAAATTCCAAAATAATGTCCTTTGTATCTAATGCATCTATAAAACGCGTATATACCTCTGGATTTTTGGAGGTTATAATTAAATCTATATCTCCGGATGTTTTTGCACCCCGTCTATAGCTACCCACTATCTCATACTTACTATCCTTCTCCTTTACTTTATTAAATTCTCTATCAAATATCTTTTTAAATTCATCTATCTCGTCTCTTGGAATTCTTTTTAACACATCATTATAATAGTTTAAACCGATCTTTTGAGAACGTGTTAACAAATCCTCATTCTTTTTCAAATCTTCTATACTGTTTATACCTTTTTTTATTAATTCATCCGCCTTTTTGGGACCAATACCATGCACATCTAATAACCATCGGATGTCGGTCGGCCCCTTATTTTGTTTTACAGTATTGTTTTTTTTATTCTTATACGTTTTTTTCTTTCGTGTATAGAGAACTTTTTCCTTTTTTCTCTCTTTTTCAATCATTTTTTCAATATCTTTTATTTCACCCTTTGTTATTGTGTCATTTTCCATATACATAATAACACATAATATGAATTCATAATTAAATCGTTTTAATTACCAATTAAAATTCAGGTTCTCCTGTAAATACTTCTGTTTGTCTTAAATCCAAACTCTTCTTATTTGTAATCACATCCATAAAATTATTGATAGATCCATTAAAACTAAAAAATGCAAACAAACAAACAAAACCAGAAATAAATACATACACCGTGTCACGTATTACATTCTTTAATGGCTTAAATTCCTTATCAATGTATTTCATCTCTAAAATCTTTATTATAAAATACACCAATGCAATGAACCCTGCTATCAAAAGCAACTTTTCCATATAAAATTAATTATATATTTTATATGAAAATGCAAACGAATCTCCTAAAGTGGTGGCAATTCATCAAAATCATTCAACAAAATATCATCTGTTGATATCTTGGATACCTTCTCGTCCAATACATCAAAACCGCTTAAATCTATCTGTTCTGTTGATATCTTTATTTTTTCATCTTCATCATTCTCCTCCTCTTCTTCCAACTTTCTCTGCAAATTACGTGTTACACTAATATCTTCTAATCTTTCAATCGTCTTCGGCGCTTCAATCTCTTTTACTTCATCATTCTTCTCCAATACACTATCTATATCATTAAACGACAACTTTGTTACCACTTCCTCACTATCTACATCTTTAATCATCGGCACTACTTCCGGAACCACTTCCTCATCCTTCTTTTCTTCAACTCCATCCGCTACAATCACATCTTCAATTGGCTTTTGCACCTTCTCTTGCTCCGCCTCTTCATCTTCAACATCCTCAATAAATACCTGTTCTTCATGTTCTACACTCTCCTCCATATACGCCTTTATTATTGATTCAGTCGGTACACTCTCGCGAATTGCCATCATAATACATTCCTGTATTATCTTTTCAAGTTCTCTATTATTCATCTGCGATTGCAACGGAGATATATTTCTTTCAAATAAATATACATTTGAATATACCTTACGCGCCACATTTATATATACCTTATGAATAAACGAATCCAACTTTGGTATAGAAATATCTATCTTTTTCTGTTTATTACCTACCCGAATACATGTCAACACCTTCAATTGTATTATATGTACACATGTAATCAAATCCTCCAAATAATCACATCCACTCCTTTCTATTATTCGCTTCTTCTCTTCTTCAATAATCGTATTATTCCATTTCGGAATCCTTGATAATAAATTTTGAAACGTCATCAAATATTTGTTCATCTCATCATTGTCTGAACAAATCTTCCACGATTCATTAAATATTGACCTCATACCATCAGTTACCAATGGAGTAAATATTGAAACCAATCTAGAACACCATTCATTTCTGGATTCATGAAGATTTGAAATTACAAAATCGTCCATATATAAATATTCCGTCATATTACTTTAAGTATTTTCTTATTCAAAACATATCTCCTTATCTTTCCTTAAAAATACATAATCCAAAATTGTAAACATCAACAACGGTTCGGATCTATATTCTATTTTTATCTTTTCATAATAAAACCTTGCACACTTCTTTGTTTCTTCATCCACACTCGTCGTGTTCTCTAACCAATTTACAATATCTATACACGAAAATGATTTCTCATACAATTCATCCACTAAATTCAACAAATCTTCATGTGTTATACTTTCCAAATCCAATTCACTCACCTTTAATGTTAACCACGTATCCGACTTATTATGTACACTTATATCGTAATTCTTTTTACTATATTTTTGATGCAAATTCACTATCTCATTATTATATGTATATTCCGGTACATAAATCTCACAAAACCGTGACAATATCGGCACCAATAATTTATCCTTGTTCTCTACAATTATAAAAAAACGAGTATTTTTACTAAATTGTTCTATACAACGCCGCAATGCCGATTGCGCATCGGTTGTTAAATAATCCGCATTTATCAATACAATTGTTTTAAAGTTCTCCCCACTCTTTGATTGAATGTTCACCATCGCAAAAAATTTCAAATCTTCTCTTATAAATTTAATACCCTTCCCATGACTACAATTCACTAACATCACATTCTGTTTTATCTTATATTTGTCTTGATTGTATATCTTATTTATAAAGTAATTTACAATGGTACGTTTACCACTTCCCGAACTACCATGAAATAACAAATTCGGCACCTTCTCACTCTTCAAAAAATGATCCAACTTTTTATAAATATTTTTATGTATATTCATATCTATCACTTTTTCATTATTATCAAAATGTCTCTGTGTAAAATAATTTTCATTCATAAGTATACTTATTTGAATTATTTATATCTTTTCCCTTTTTACACTTTTTTTATGTTTTTTATTTCTTTCGTAAACAAATATCTTTCATGATACATTGTTTTTCTTGTCAAATTACATTTCAAACAACTTATTACCACGTTCTCCGTATTATGACCATATTCGTTCTCTATTCTTTCTAATGACCATTGACTACTATCCCGTACCTCTTCATACAGTACACTCGTTTGCATTTTACAATAATAACATTTTAGTCTACAATCACACATTTTTATGATAATGTTCTCAAAAGTCACAAAATTATTTGCATCGTATATTTTTTTTATTTTATCTTGGTTCTTATAACCACTGATCTTCTTGTTTATTTCTTTTGTTATTATTGCCGTTTCTTTTCCATTCTTTTTATTCAATATATCAAACACATACGCTAACTGTTTCTCCTTATCATATTTATTCTCAAAATCCATCCAAGATATGGAATTTGTCACCACTCGCTTCTTCGGTTGTTTCTCTTTATCCTTTTCCGGTTCAAATGTTATATTTATCTTCTTTATATTTGACATGTTCTCTAGTATGAATTAATTTTAGATTATTTATTTGGGAAAATCTTTGTCATTGTTACACAACCTTTATCAAATTGTGCACTATATTCTACTTCAAATGGCATTGTACTTTTATCATCCTCGTAGGAGAACTTCCAGGACAAATAGGCTTCATTTGCGGTATTATATAAACAATCGTATATTTCACCTTCAAACTCTGCATAGGTACCCCGATTTACAGAAGCATTTTGTGGAAAAATATTCAATGGTAGATTGCCATACCCTCCCAAACGGTTGGCTAAAATATGTCCTGCATCACAATTTTCATTTCCGTCGTCTTCCAACATCCTTGAATATTTCTGTGTACATGAAGTCGTTTCTGTACCCTCATTTAAAGATCCCTTCTGTACATTCCCTTTTGCAGACACCACCACCTCATAATCCCCATGCAACGTATATACATATGCCATTTCTGCATACCCATTTCCCATTATTACTGTGTTATTACCTTCCATTGGACAATCTACTGTTGTACATACACACGAACTCGCTTTGAATATTGGAAAAAAGGACGCAAGTAGTATTAACACAAAATACATTATAAAATAAACTTATAAATTATTTATGTTTAAATAATATATAATGGAGAACAATTACTTTAAAGATCAAATTATTACATATATGGGTAATAAAAGAAAGCTTTTAGATGTTATTGAAAATGCCATTGACGATGTTGTTGTTAAATTAGATAAAAAATCATTGTCATTTGGCGATGGGTTCTCTGGATCAGGTATCGTTAGTCGTTTATTAAAAACAAAATGCAATACCCTTTATGTAAATGATATCGCCGGATACAGCCACACCATCAATTTATGTTATTTATCTAATCCAAGTTCTCAAACTCAACAAAAAATTAAACAATATATTGATCATGCCAATGAATTAGCAAAAGATTTTGAAGAAGTAGAGAACCCGTTCATTTCACTTCATTGGTCTCCTAATAATAAAAATATATCAAAATCCGATCGTGCTTATTTTACATATGAAAATGGCAAACGCATTGATGTTCTCCGAAACTACATTGAAACAATACCTAAAAAATATATTCCATATGTTCTTGCACCGCTTATTGTTGAATGTTCCATTCATAATAATACGAACGGACAATTTTCCGCATTTTATAAAGATGAATCTGGTAAAGGAAAATATGGTGGTAAAAATGAAATAGATATTAAACGCATTACTGCACCCATTCGTATTCCATATCCTATCTTTTATAGTAATAAATGTAAAGTCCATTGTTCTCAAAATGATACAAATGAATGGGTGAAACAATTTCAAAATAGAGAACCTTTGGATATTGTTTATTATGATCCGCCTTACAATAAACATCCGTACAATATTTATTATTTCTTATTGGATATTATTAATGATTGGGATACTACATTGGAAATTCCAAATTCTAATCGCGGTCAACCACTTAATTGGAGAACTTCTAACTATAATAGTCTAAAAAACGCTAAAAATGCTATGATTGATTTATTGAAAAACACCAATGCTAGATATATATTATTGTCTTACAATGACGGTGGTATTATACCTATACCCGAACTAGATAAACTATTACAAGAAAATGAAAAAGAAGTCACTAAAATTCCCATCAATCACAAAACATACAATAAATTAAAAGGAATTAGCAACTATAAACGCGAAAAAGAATACACAAATGTAAAGGAATTTTTATATATAATAAAACATATTTAACTCAAGTAACACGTTTATCATCGTTTAAAATTGCCATGTATATTATCATTAAAAATATCAATCCAAAAACCGTACGCAAAAGTACCATAATCTCTTGTGCATTTATTCTATGTGGTGTCGCAGGCGTTTCCACTTCCGTTTCTACTTTTTCTATTTCAAAAATATTCATAATTTTCTCTTTTGAATCGTCAGATAATATATGAACAGTCACGATCGGATCACGACAAATAAAACAAGAAGGTACGTTTTTATATTTAAAAGATCTTGACAAGAAACGACAACAACAGTCTACACATGAATTGTGTTTGCAACCAAAAATTATGTTTTGTGATTTTTCTATAAAAGAATAACAAATCGGACAATCATCATACAAATACTCTATTTTTTGATTACTAAATGTTAAATAATTTTTATATTCACTTGCATTCATTAATATATATATATATTAATTTATATAAAACAATCTGCTATGTAAATACAATGATTCCTGAACAATACAATATCCTTTGGACATCCTCTTGGATTCCCTTATTTCCAACTATGGAAGCAATAAAAAGAAAACAATACGATTTGGCTATTGGATCTGGTGCCGTATTCCTTACATCTATTAACTTTTGGAATAACCCAATAAACTCATGGAGAAAGACGCTAGATATGTGGACTGTCAGATCAGTATTTTTATACCAATCTTACAAGGCAATTACAAATAAAAATTATATGTATTTTGCATATTCATTGTCAGCGATTACGAGCTATTATGTTGGCGAATATTATTATATACATAATCAATCATGGAAATCTGTATATTGCCACTTTGCACTACATCTGCTAGCTAATTTCGGTTGCTTTTGTTTATTGGATAATA